ATAAGGATGGAAGAGCAACTAAATAACATTTTATGAAACATGTTGAGTTAAATTGACAAGTATGATATTTTGTTAGTAGGTCATATTTAGATGACGTTGAAGGCTTTGAGCTTTTGACGTTTTTTTTTAGGAGAATACTATGGATTTTCAGCGATTTTTACCAATTTCAAAAGTAGATGAAGAGAAGCATATGGTATATGGTTATGCCTCAACTCCTGACATGGATAGTGATGGTGAGATTATCTCAACCAAAGCAATGAAACAGGCCTTACCTGAATATATGAAGTTTCCAGCCATTCGAGAAATGCACCAACCCAAAGCAGCAGGTAAAACCATTGAAGCAACAATAGACTCCAAAAAAGGTCTGTACATTGGAGCAAAGATTGTAGACAAGAGTGCTTGGGAGAAAGTAAAGGAAGGTGTTTATCCAGCTTTTTCAATAGGTGGTAACATTAAACAAAAAATTGACAATGTTATTAGTGAACTAACTCTTACTGAGATTTCATTGGTAGATTCACCTGCTAACAAGTCGGCTGTTATTGAGTTGTGGAAAGCAGATGGGGTTGATCCTGTTACAGGACAAATGAAAAGTCCATACCAAGGTGTTAGAGATGCTAGAGACTTCTTGGGTATAGCCTCTGACTTAGTTTGGGCGTTTCTTCAATATAAAAGAGCAGGAAAAAAGACCAAGGAAATTGAAAGAGCAATTGAAGCATTAAAGGCTCAAGCAATAATCACTCTTAATTCAGACGATGCAAAAAAAGTTGATTCAGTGTTAAATCTGACCAAGAAAAATCCATCTAGTGATGACATGCAAAAACTCGAGCATCAAAGAATGTTAAAAAGTATTTATAAGCCAAGCGTTCATTTCAAAATTATTAAAGCAATAAAGGAGGCTCAAATGAAGCCCAAAAAAACTACTTCTAAAAAAGAAGAAAAAGAAGTTACAAAAGAGGTTGAGGCTAAGGTTGAGCCAACAGAACCTATTACTGATGCTCCAAAAGAGCCAGAAGCAACAAGCAAACTCGACAAGATTGTAAAATCTTTAGAGAAACCAGAAGAACCAAAGATTACCAAAACCGACCTCTTAAAGGCCGATGTTGCAAAAGTAGTTTCTATTTTAGAGAAACTAAGCACAAGGCAAGAAGAAGTTTTGGTTAGGTTGGAAAAGTTGGAGGCTCAGCCAGCTATTACCAAAACCAAAATCTCTTTGGTAGACAAAAACTTTTCGGGAGCAGATACACAAGAAACACCCGAAGAGGATTTAAAGGCGCTTGACAAAATCAACGCCAGACTTGAGGAGTTAAAAATTATTCGAGAGGAAGATCCCGGAACATACCAATCCGAAGGCTTGGAAAATGAAGCCTGGAGACTTTTGAATAAAAAAAGCAAATTAAGTTAGTAAAACGAGCAAATATAAATTAATTTAAGGAAATTATGGACAAACTACCTGTGAGCGCACAGCTAGCTTCTCTAAAACTAGATACCGCCATGCTCCAGAAAGCACTTGATGCTAATGGTGTAGGTATGGATCAGTTTATGAAAGCCGCTGAAACAATCGCCACAAACACCTTTAGTCCTGAAGATCGTTCAATCTTCTCTCCAGAAAATCTGGATGAGAGAGTCAGGTTGACCGTTCCAAAGGCAACACCATTAAGAAATAGGTTTCCAAGGTCTTTGGGATCAGGAGAAGCTACCGCCTGGAAGCGTCTGACCTCTAAACTGCACTCTCGCTCTGGCGGAGCCGCAGGAACCGGGACAAATACTAGCATTACTTTCGCTGATGCTGGCGCTCCTAGTGAAACCGCTCAAACTTATACAGTCGAATCTGAGGCTTATAAACTATTGGGTAGGAAATTAGAAACTGGTGGACTAGCCATTGCTGCATCACGCAACATGGTTGGCGGAAATGCTTTTGACCAAAGACTTCGTACCAAAATCGCCGAAGTTATGATCGGTGAGGAAGAACTCATAATCGGTGGTGACGCTGATAATGTTTCAACCGAATTCGATGGTCTAGGCAAGCAGATTACTACTAATTCAGGTGTTCGCACTCTTTTGACCGTATCTGGTGTCGGTAACGACATTTCAAGTACCGTCTATAAAGAAGGTGGAACTCCTACTATGCTAGTAGCCAATGCACGACAGATGAAGGGTTTATCTGACGAACTGCAAGGTACTGGTTCAATCCAACGTGTTACCGTTGATAGTCAAGGTAATGCTATCGGTGGGTTGAGAGTAAGTAAAATGGTGAATCCTATAGACGGAACACTCATTGACCTTATTCCTAGTCGCTACACTGCAAACCAAGGATTCCTCTTAACCGAAAGAGATGAATCTGGAGAGGTTCATATTGACGTGTCTCAACTCATTCCGATGAGTAGAGTGGACGTTCCATCTAGTAATTTCTCAAGCATCGCGTTCATCGTGATGGCTGAGGCTTTGCGAGTATGGGCAGAACCTTACCAATACAAGTACACTGGCTTAGCAATAACCTAGTTATCTTTTTACTCAGCCCTCTACGGAGGGCTGGTATAAGGAGAAAAACTTATGACTATAGCCTTTGTTAGTGTTGAAGAATTTACCGCTTCATGCGTTGGATTAGACTTGGGTAAATACACACCTTTGACATTATCTGGTGTGTTGACTCGGGCTACCGCCAAGGCTGAATCTTTCATTGAAAGAACTTTGGCATATGAGACAATCACTGACGAAAAGAAAGATGGTTTTTTAAATTCAAACGGAGACATTGAGATATTTCCAAGTAAATATCCTGTCCGATCAGTAAGCAGTATTGCAATTTCTAAAGGCACATATTCAACAAATTTAACTTTGGTTGATGGATCAAGCAATTTACGCTATGACATTCCAAGTTCAGAGGATCGAATAGTCGTATCTGGTGACACAATTACCTTTGACACTGTTTCAGTTTTAGACTTACAGGGTTTGAGAAATTCTGAGTGGTTTACCAAAACAACATATTCAGCCGGTTTTTATATGTATGACAGACCACAAGATATTATTGATGCTATTTCTCTTATTGGAAAAGACGAGATTTCCAGGTCGTACAACGCCACCGGAGCAAGCGAAATAAGACAAGGTGGAGTCGCTATTAAATACGCCAACAAAAAAGGCAAAAGTGATTTTATACTTGATGCTGAGGCATTGTTGGCACCATATATCAGAGTCACACCATGATCTTAGACAAACACGCATCCATACAACGTGAGCAAATTTTAGCAACTGATGGTGATAAGGAGGAATGGTCGCCGGTTGTAGGACTAGAAGGTTTTCCAATCAATATTCAGCCAGCCAATTCAGAAACAGTGGCTCTAGCCGATGGTATTTTTGGCAAAACATACACCGTTTATACTACTCAGTCAGGTATCAGGGATGGTGACAAAATGACAGTTTCGGGTACTTTTACAGATGGTATGACACAAGACAAAACAGTTAGAATATCAGATGTGGCTAATTGGTCATTCGGCCCATTACCTCATTTTGAAATTACCTGTAAAGAATTAGAATCATGATAACAATTAGAGTTGAGGGCTTTAAGGAGCTACAAAGTGGTCTGGCTAGAGCAGCGGATCAAGTAGAGCCGGTACTTAGCGAGGCTATCCGCAAAGCCGGAGTTCTAACAAAACAAAATATTGCTAGAAAGGCTCCAGTATTTGATGGCAATTTAAAAAGAGGTATACAAAGTAAACCTAGCAGATTAAAAACAATCGTATCAGTTGGTCCAAAGTCTATTAAATATGGATATGTTCAAGAATACGGGCGCACTTCAAAAAAGATGCCACCATCTAAGGCATTGGAGAAGTTTGCACAGATTAAACTAGGAGATTCAAAATTAGCTTTTGTTTTAGCCAGATCAATTGCTAGAAAAGGCACTAAGCCTCATCCTTTCTTTTGGCCGGGGTTTGACAAAAGTAAACCCGGTATAGTGAAGTTATTAGATCAGGCAGGAAGTAAAATAGTAGAAATAATATGACAATTGCAGACATAAAAACATCAATAACTAATAAATTGGACGAAGTTGGTAGCTTACAAGGTGTGTTTAACTATCAGACTGGTAAGAATACCGGACACCCGTTTGCCACCGTCACAAAACATGAAGGTGATAGTGAATGGGGTGATAGTGTTGGTTCTGGTGGTCGCAACACCACTCTAACCACCTTTATGGTCAGAGTTTACACAGAACAAGAACCTCATCTCTTCGGACCAGAAAAAGCCGAAAGAGTAAGCACTGAGGTGCTAGATGAGATACTTATAGCTTTTCATGCCGACACAACACTATCAGGACAGGTGTTGTGGCAGAGACCTGTTGCTTGGAACGCTGGTTATGATGTAGTATCAGAGAAGATCACCAGAGTTTTAGAAATACAAATACAAGCTAAGTCAACAATTAATTCACAATAGGAGGAATATGACTTTATTGATAGGTCGCCAAGGCTATTTAGGGTTCGCCGTTGAAGATACCCCAGGAACACCGGAGGCTACTCCTGATGTGTTCATTCCATTCACCGAAAACTCGTTGATGGATAAACATGAAAAATTAATGGACATTAGCTCTCGGGCTAGTCGTGTCAAGGATCACGATGCCAGAGATGGTAAGCAGTGGGGTGAGGGTGATATTTCAGGGTTTGTTGATGCAACAAACATCGGCTACTTGCTTAAACTGGCACTTGGAACCGAAACAAAAACAACTGTCGGAGGTACTCCAGAGGTCAACGATCATCAGTTTTATCTGACAGCATCGGGCAATACACCAAAGACAGCTACTTTGTGGAATTTCCGGGGGGCAGGAACAGCAATTAAGCAACACTCATATTCAACAATCGATACTTTCGAGCTTGAAGTAACCAATGAAGACATAGCCACCTACACCGCTTCATTTATTACCAAGTTTCCAACCAAAGTATCTGCGCCTACTCTAACTACTGCTTCAGGCACTTTGTTAGCCTGGGACAATATGGAAGTAAGGTTTGGAGAGACAGAGGAAGATGCATTAGGTCAAACAGCCATCAAGCTAACATCTTTGACTCTGACCATCTCAAACAATGCTGAAACTCAATATAGGACTGGATCAGCCCAACCAGACGTTATTACAGTAGGCGAAACAGAGATCACTGGCGAATATGAATTGTTTTTAGAGGATGATGTAGAGCTAGATGCTTACAGAAATAACTCAAAAAGAACAATGGTTATTGATTTAGTCGGAGCCAATATCGGAGGCGGATATACTGAAAGGACACGTTTTGTAGTCCACAGAATGTTCATTGAAGATCATGAACCAGTAACAGACCTCGATGGAATCTTTGCAGTCTCACAGACATTCAGGGCAGTGCAAGGCAACCCATCATATTTTGATGCTACTATACGAAACCTAAAAACTGATATTTACTAGTAAATTAGGCGGGTTGGTTTTTCCGTTCCAACCCGCCGATAAAAACGGAGGATATTATGCCTGTACTTAATACACAGCGTAAAAAAATTACTATCGAGCTACCAAAGACAAAAGCAAAAGTTATTGTCTGGGATGAGCTTTTAGCTGGTGATTTTCGCCAGATAACTGAAAAAACAGACTTTTCAGCAGGAGCCCAAGTATCAGGTGACACTAGCTTTCAAATGATTTTAAAGTTGATTGTGGAGTGGGATTTAACCAATGAAGCCAACGAACCTCTACCAATTAATATGGATTCAATTGATCTTTTGCCTTTATCAGACCTCACTATCCTAGCCAACCATGTTGGTAAAGTAAGTAAGGAGTCAACAACAACTCCAGAGGTAAAAAAAAACTGACACGGGGCCTATATATGGCCTTTAAAGGAAGCTCTAAAAAAATCCCGATAGAGTTTGCAGACGTACAACTTTGTCGAGAGATGAACTGTACATATTGGGAATTGCAGGAGCAACCGTCAAAATTCGTTGAGCTTTTTAGTCTTTATCTACAGATCAAATCAAAAGTAGAAAAGGAGCAATCTGATAAGCTAGATAGAATGAAAAACAAAACGTCAAGGAGGCGTCGTGGCAGATAAAGATCTAAAAATTACAATCACAGCAGTCGATAAGGCAAGCAAAGAGCTTGATAAAATCGGCAAAAGTGTTGGTAAAGTTGAAAAGGATTTCAAGAAGATTGGTTTGATGGCGGGTGCTGCAATGACAGCAGTGGGTGGTGCTGTAACTGCATTCGGGGTTTCTACTGTAAAGGCAGCAGGTCAGGTTGAGCAGTTTAAAAAAGCATTTGGTACATTGCTTGGTGATATGGAGGAAGGTGTAAATTTGTTTGACCAACTGCAAGAGTTTGCAATCAAGACACCGTTTGATTTACCTCAAGTATTGGAAGGTTCTAAAAGACTTTTGGCTATGGGTACAGCCGTAGATGATCTTATTCCTACGTTCAGAATGTTGGGTGATGTAGCAAGTGGTGTGGGTGTGGAAAAAATGCCTCAGTTGATTCTAGCGTTCGGACAGATTCAAGCCAAGGGTAGGTTAATGGGTACTGAGTTGAGGCAACTTACTGAGGCAGGATTTAATTTGGCTGATGCGATGGGTGTGACAAATAAAGAGCTTGAGGAGATGATCGCCAGAAAAGAAGTTAGTTTTGACGATGTGAAGCAAGCATTTATTAACGTGACAGAAGAGGGTGGACGATTTCACGACATGATGCAAGTACAAGCAGAGACAACGCTGGGTAAGGTCACCAATTTAAACGATGCCTTTTTTAAACTTCAATCGGCAATTGGTGAGGCTCTACTTCCAGCCGTGAATGTCTTGGTGGATGCGTTGGGGCCATTTCTAAACCAACTTACACTTCTTGCACAGAATAACCCTGTGTTAGTGGCTGGGTTTTTTGCAATAGGAGCAGCTTTGTTGGTTGTTGGAACTGGTTTACTTATTGTGATTCCTTTATTTACTGCCTTAACTTACGTGGCCGCAACTTTGGGTATAGGTCTCGGGGTTTTAATGGGTTGGTTTCTTCTCATTCCTATTGCTATCGCCGCAATTATCGCAGTTGGAGTATTACTTGTTATGCATTGGCAAGAATTAGCAGCAACAGCACTTACTCTTTGGGCTCAGATTCAAATGGTAATAGCCAAAGCAGCAGAAACAATCCAAATGGTAATAGCTATCGCTCTAGCAATTATCACCGGCAAGTGGCGATTGGCTTGGACTTTAATTAAAACACTTACCCAAACCATATTTACGGCAATCAAAGTAATAATTCAAACCATGATGAATTCAGCAAAAACAATCATTAGTACAATACTAGATGCTGTTAAATCCAAATTTACCTCTGTGTTGGATGCTGTAAAAGACAAGGTAAGTGGTTGGGCCGAGGCTGTATCTGGATTCTTTAATCGAGTTAAGGACGCTATTAATTCGGTAATTGATGCGCTTGGTAGATTGATTTCAAAGGCGGCAGAGGCCGCAGGTAAGGTTGGTGGCGCGTTGGGGCTATCTTTTCAGCACGGGGGGACAGTCCCAGGTGCTTATAACCAGGCTGTTCCTATTGTTGCCCATGGTGGTGAGAGAATCATTCCAAAGACAGGTACAGACGTGAACTCACCTTCTCCTGGTGGTGGTGGTGGACTAACTCTAATTATTGAAGGTGATGTGAATAGTATGGACATGCTAGATCAAATCTCCGAAGCGGTGCAGAGTGCGATGGGTAGAGATCAGGAATTAGCACAAATGGGGTTAAATTAATGGCAAATCCAACATTCAACA